GCATAGGTCTTTGAGCTTGTCTGAGAGGGCAGCGCTCGGGGTGTCCGTGGTGTAAGCGTCCTTGGACCAGGCCATCAGCCATCACTTCCTATCCAATACGTCATCTCACACCTCCTTCATCGCGGCCAGCGGGAAGTGCTTGCCGGGGCAGGAGGTCGAGTTGAGCGGCATCTCAGCCTGCCAGTGGATTCGTCCGCCCGGCGTCGAACTGCGCCCGCGCCCGGTTGAGCATCTCCTGTGCAAGACTCGCCTGCGATGCACTCTCGGCAGCCTTGTCCTCGTCAAGCATGGAGAGGTCGCCTTCCGTCCAGCCGCCGCGCCTGAGCGCGGTCTTGAGCGGGACACCGGCTGCGACGAGCCTACCGACCACATCAGCCTCGGCGGCGGGCTGCACGGTGCGCACGTCTTCCCACACGCACTCGATCTCGTGCGCCGGTACATCGCGCCCGTTGAGCGCGAGCGCGTAGGAGGCCACGTCGCGCCAGCAGGCACCAAGACGCTCCTGATACTTCGCAGCCTTGCGCGCGAGCGGCGTCTCCATCGCCACGAGCGCGTCGCCTGAGATGTTGCCGCCCTGGGCGAAGAAGTAATGCGCCGGAGTGCGCGTGATGCGCGCCATGGCGTTGGCCCAGTGATCGACTGCCTGCGTGAAGTTGGCCAGCTCGGTCGCACTGAACTCTCCGACCTGCGTCGACTCCGAACCGTCGCCGTCTCCGGCTGGGATCGACCAGATCTCGTTCGGCGCGTTGCGCAGCTGGGATACGTCGGCCTGCGAGATGATGTAGCGCTGTTTGAAGGCCCCGAACTCGGCCGCGACCATCATGTCGGCGATGAGCTTGTTGACCGCGTCCTGTGGCTCGGTCGCGTTCTGCAGCTCGCCGTAGATGCGCCGCACGCGGCTGCGGACGTGGAACACCGGGATGCGCCCGGTGTCGTTGGCTTGCTCATCCTCGAGCGTGAACCCGGACGCGCTCTGCACCTGCTCGGTCGCGCCGCGCGACACGTAGTGCTCGAGGCGGTCGGTGTAGTAGAGCGTCAGGTGACGCTGCCCGCCCTCGTCATACCACTTCGCAGCGAAGGCCGGCGCGCGCGGGTTTGACTTGTCATAGGCGACCGTGCAGACGCGCGGGTCGTTGTGGACGACGCGGGTCAGTCCGTCCTCATCGCGGCCGACTATCACGAAGCTCTCGCCGCAGACGGCCACGTCCTCGGCCACGTCGTCGGTCTCGATCTCAAGGTGCTCCTGCTGCCAGATCGTGTCGAGCACGTCTTGAGCGGCCTGATCGGTGCGCAACGCGAAGCCGGTCAGCGCGAGCCGGTCGACCAGCGAATCGACCACGGTCGCGCACCAGTTCTCGCTGAACTTGGCGTCGATGCGCGCGAACGCCTGTTGCAGGCGCGCGGTCGAGTAGCGTAGCGGCTGCTCGCCGTCGTAGTAGGCGAACAGTCTGTCGATACGCGAACGCTTCGCGCTCAGCGCCGCGAAGGCACGCGCGAGGTCTGTTTGGGGTGCGGCCACGGCGTAAGTCTCCCTCTCCCACCGGCGTGGGTCGTTACCATTCATCCCTGCACAGAGACGGCGGCGCGCTGCGTGCGCTTCACCATCAGTTCTGAGAGCGCCCAGACGAGCGCGTCGACTCGGTCGGGCGAGGTCTTGTCGTCCTGCGGGCTCCAGGTCGTCATCTGCAGCTCCAGCTCTGGGAAGACGCCGACGTGATGCACGCGCCCCTGTTCGTACATCGCCGCGACCGGCTCGGCCCGCGTCGCCTTGCCGCGGCTGGCGCGCACCGCCTTGTACGGCACGGTGGCCCGCACCGCCCGCAGGTTGCTCCTGATGAGGTCGCCGCCGTTGTTCACCTCGCCGATGACGCGGTCGGCGCCGAGCACATCGTACTGGGCGATCGCCTTGCTAGCCCAGCCGAGCGGCGAATAGCGGCCGGATGCGTCGGCCAGTACATAGGCATGGTCGTCGACGCCGAGGCCGGCCGCGACGATGCCAGTCTCGTCAGAGTCGGCGCTCGCGCTCACGGCTGGGTCGATAGCGACCACGACGCGGCGCATCTCAGGCGGCCTCGCGACGCGGTGGCCGTCGATGAGCGCGTTGCTCCAGAGTGCATCGGTGAGCTCGTCGATGAAGCGCGCCTCGATCTCCTGCTCATAGGCTCGGCTCGTCATCGTCGAGCGCAGCGCATCCAGTTCGTCGGCGGGCAGGTAGGGGTTGGCGGTCGATGCGAAGCGCCAGCTCGCCCAGTCGGGATGGTCGTCACTCTGCCCGAGGTCGTACATCGCGGCGAAGTCGTCACGGCCCTTCGGCGTCGAGAGGAACCACGCGTCGCCTGCGTAGTCGATGAGCGTCGGGCGTATCACCATGTCCCACACTTCGGCGAGGTCACTGACCATGGCGGCCTCATCGACGATGACGCGAGCGTAGCGGCGTCCGCGACTCGTCTCCGGCGCGTCCAGCGACCAGAACTCGATCACGCCGCCGGTGATGAGCTCGAGGCGTTTCTCCTGTTCATTCTTCTGGGTCGTGACCGGGGCGAGCGTCGCGCGCGTCTCGCGCCACAGCTCGGCCAGCATCTTGTAGGTGGGCGAGTACCACCCCACAGGCTTGCCGGTCAGCGCTGTGTCGGCGGAGAGGCGGATGCCGAAGCGCGATTTGCCGAGACGCCGCCCGGCGCAGAGCACGTTGAACCGGCGGCGCTCGTCATATACCTGCTGCTGGGCCGGGTGAAGCCTATTCAGCCGGAGGTGGATCGTCCTGGTAGGTGACAACGACCTGCACCTTCTGTTCGCCCTGGTGCTCGACCTGCACGCGGTCGGAGTAGCTGCGCGGCTTGAGCTTGGACGCGGCCCACTTGAGCGTATCGACCAGGAGCCGGTCGCCGATCGGGTTGTTGCCCTTGCGACGCGCCACGGCGATGGCTTCGTCGGCCATCGCGTCGGCCTGTAGTTCGCGAGCCCGTGCGTATTCCTCCGAGAACCCAGGCAGCTTCACGGCCCACAGCCTGATGGTCGATTCACACGGCATGCCGGGCGTCTCTGCGATCTCGCGCAAGGTCTCGCCGTTGGCGACGCGCTTGCAGATGCGCGTGCCGAGCGCGGCGTTGTACTTGGTGGGTCTGCCGGGACCGCGTTTCTTCTTCTCGGCCATGCTCACATCCTCTCACTGGAGCGGCGCCGCTTCGTACCCGGCGGCGCACGGTGGACGATGTAGCCCCCACGCGGCGGCGGGCAGCCATCTATCACCCAGCCGTCGCGGCGCATCTTCTGGATGTGCTTCCAGACCGCGACGCGAGCATCTGCCGGCATGTTGAAGTGACGCACCGGGTCGGCGCGCCCGCCTACGCGGCTCGCCATGTACTCGGCCAGTAGCCGCGGGAACGCGCCGTCGAGGCGCGGATCGTATTCGTCGCGGCGCTGGCACGGGCTGCACAGTGGACCGCGGTTGTCAGATGCGAGCACGCAGCCACAGGCGACGCAGAGCGCTCTCTCACGCAGAATCCGCCGCGTCGGCCGCGCTGCCTCGACATGAGCAGAGAAGACCGAGCGCGGCGGGTGTTGGCGCGGCTTAGGCACGCAGCTCACTTGGGCAGACGCGTTCGGCGTAGCGCTCGCGACCACGTCGGTTGCGGCACTCTTTGCATGTCCGCGAGAGTCCATCGCGCTCGGCTGCGTCACGGACGTAGAAGTCGGTCGACGCCGGCAGCTTGCGGTCGCAGAGCGGACAGCGCTTGGCACCGAAGAGCAGCAGCTCGAGGTCGAGGTCGGTCCAGGCGTCGGCCTGTCGGCGTCCGCTGGGGAAGTTCGCCACTCTCAATCACCCTCTCTGGCGTGCGCAAGGCGGTCTCGGCGGCGTCTTGGCGCGTCCTGCGACTCGGGGAGCCTCTGCGGCCTCTGCGGCGCTCAGACGCGCGATTTCGCCGGTGATGGTGCGCAGCTGTCCGCTCGGCCTGCCGGTGCGCGCCCAGTTGACCAGCGCGGTGAAGTCGTCGACGCTGTCGACCAGGTAGGTCTCCACCCCGCAGGCGGCGCGTCGCTCGGCGGCGGCGACCTGGTCGAGCGAGACACGTCCGGCGCGCGTGCCGACGCTCTTGGGACGCTTGAACTCGACCAGGTACGTCCGTCCGCCGGCGTGCAGCACCCCGTCGGGAAAGCCGCGCGTCGTGCCGGAGCCTTTGGCGCGGCGCTGGCCGACCAGCTCGAGCTCGACGCGCATCGCCTTGGCGATCTTGCAGCAGGTGGCGACCAGGTCGGATTCGATGGTGTAGCTCACGAGCGCACCCCCCGCAGCAGGTACCCGCCGCCGGGACCGGACGAGGTGGCGATGTCATAGCCGTCGCGCTGCAGCTGCCTGGCGGCGGCTGAGACACGCTGCCGCGAGACGTGGTAGCCGAGATCGTCGAGCACGTCGTGGTAGGTCACGGCCAGACCTGGGGTGCGGAGCATGGTGCGCAGTAGGGCGTGGCGGGCACTCATTCGTCATCCTCCCCCGCGAACTCGTCCCACCAGTCGCACTCTTGGCAGGGGTTGTAGATGTTCACCCACGTCGCGCTCAGGCACTCAGGCGTGCCGGGGTCGTGGGGGCAGTGGATGTTCTTTGCGGCGGTTTCGCTCACGGCTCCCTCCAGCAGATAAGCACGACGTGGTTCCCCAGAAGCTCACCGAGCCAGTACGTACCGGAGACCTCGCGTGTGAAGTACTCGTCTGTGAAACGGCGCACGATGCGGATGCGCTCCGGCTTCCTCGCGTTGAGCTCGCACCACTCTTCGTCGGAGAGCAGGCGGAGGGTGCAGGGCTTCAAGCCGCCTTCCTCGGCGAAAAACCAATCGTCGTCGCTTACGAAGGTGACGAGGTCGTCATTCAGTTTCATCGTCCCCCCTCTCTGCCGGCCGCGCTCTCATGCGGTTTCACGGCTCCGCCCTCCATTCGCCACACCAGTCGCTCCCGCGCGTCACCGGCCACGCCGTTAGCGGCACGTCCTCTTCACAATCAGGCCCGACGTTGTAGCTGGTGATAATCCGCCCCTGGCGCACCGTCGGCGGATGCCGCCGACACTCGCCGCTCTGCGCTTCTCGGTACTCACCGACCGCGCAGTGCCAGTAGACACAGGCACAGCAGAGACCGATGGAAGTAACGTCGATAAGTCTCACGGCTCCTCCTCCCGATACACGCTGATCGCCCACCTCGACGTGACCACCAGCCGTCCATCCTCAAGCTCGATCAGCACGTTCCCTCGTGCGCCACGCCGAACGACTCGGCA